GCTGTCGACGACAGAGCCGATGCTGGAGCCGATGAAGCCGCCGATGGTCGCGGCGCTGACGCCGAGGATCGCGCCGCCGATCGAACCGCCAATGGCGGCGCCAGCGGCACCGAGAACGAGGGTGGCCATGCGTGGATCTCAGCGTTGCGGAAACAGGAAGGCGAAGGCGATGCGCCGCCGCCAGGATTGGATGAGCGGTTCCTCGATGACGCCGAGCGGCTCGTAGGCATGGAGGAAGCTGTCGGGGCCGGTGAGGATCCCGACATGCTTGGCGATGGCGCGGGGCTTCATGCGGAACAGGATCAGGGCGCCGGGAACGGCCGCCGCCGGTTCCACCTCGATCATCATGCGCCGCGCGCCCTCGGCCAGCACTTCGCGCGGGCCTGTCTCACCCCAGTCGCGGCTGTAGGGCGGGATCGGGAAAGGCTCGGGGCCGACGACCTCGCGCCAGACGCCCCGCGCGAGGCCGAGGCAGTCGCAGCCGACGCCGCGCAGGCTGGCCTGGTCGTGATAGGGCGTGCCCAGCCAGAAGCGCGCAATGGGGATGACGCGCTCAGGATCGGCGGAGATCACAATACCGACCCTTCGTGGCCGCCATCCTTGGTGGCATAGCGCAGCACGGCGTCCTGGCCGGGTATGTGCGGGAAGCCCCTGAAGTTGGCGATGTTCGCGAACTTGGCCCCGCAGGTCTCCATGCGCTTGTCGCAGCCCGCGCGGATAGTAAAGGCGTCGCTCTCGGCGATCGCGCGTACCGGTGCCTCGAGCAGGGTCAGCACGGCGATGCCATCCGTGACGTCGTGGCCCAGCACCTCGGTGCGCCTCCCCGCGTTCGCGCCGCTCGTCCAGTCCAGCGTGCCGAAGGTGAACCAGCCGGACGTGAATGCGCCCAACCCCGAAGAGGTGAAGGCCCGGTCGCGCAGGAGATCGATCACGGCGCCCGTCCCCTTGAACGCCGGATCCTCGAGATCGACGCCGCAGCGCCCATCACCGAGCGCAGCGTCGCAGGTCGCCTGGAAGGTCCGCCCGACCGTCTGGCCCAGCACATGGGCGAGCGATCGCACCTCGGCGACGAAGGCCAGTCGCCCGCGCCGGATCTGGCCGATGGCGCCGCGCCGCATCAGCACGCGCTGGCTCGTATCGGCCCAGTTCACACGCCAGACCTCGACCTCCGCGTTGTCCCAGCGGCCGTCGAGGATGTCGGTCTCGGTGATCCGGTCCGAGGTCAGCACGCCCTCGGCGTCCTGCGCATCGACGGACAGGTCCGATCCCGAGCGGACCTCGGACGCCGTGAGCCCGCTCTCGGGCTCGAAGTCGGTCCCGTCGAAACTCAGCGTCCGGTCGTGATCGGTGAAGCCGAAGGTGACGCCATCGGCGCGCGTGATCCGCCAGCACCAGGCGAGCGTCGTCGTGCCCTCGTCGAGATGGGCCTGCAGGGCTGGCGAGAGGGATTTCATCGGCAAGTTCCCGTCATTCGGTCGTCGAGATCGGCGATCCAGTTCGCCCAGTCCGGCGGAACGGCGGCGACCGTCTCGGCGGGTGGTCGGGCGAGCCTGGCCTCGGCATAGGAGGCGCAGCCGGCGTCACCAGCGCCCATCGTTGCGGCGCAGCCGGTCAGCAGGATTCCCGGCACCGCGGCCATCGCGAACCGCGTCGCGCCCGCCCTCGACGCGCTTGCTCTCGTCTTCCATGGCATCGCGTTCGGCCTCCCGTTTGCCCGTTCGTTCTCCTTCCACGCGCCCCCAGACCCGGCCGAGGATGACACCCCCAACGGCGCCCAGAGCCGCGACCAGCCAGATCAGGAGATCAGCCATCGTCTCGCTCCCCGCGTGCGGCGGCGACGCAGAGGGCTGCGACGAAGACGCCGAGACAGCCGCCCACGACCAGACCTGCGAGGAACTCAAGCATCGCCGCGGAACCCGCGCTCGATCCGGTCGCGCAGGCCGATCAGGCCGAGACCGAGGAACATCAGGCCCGCGGGCGAGGCATCGCCAGAGCCGGCAAGCAGCGCGACGAGCCGGGACAGTTCCCCGAGCGGCCCGGTGGCAGGCAGCGCCAGGGAAGCGATGCCGGTGAGAATGGCGAGAAGTCCCGCCCACCAGGTGAGCGAGTTGGGGCGAACGTAGCGCATTGGGATCAGGCCCTCCGGATCAGGGTGGAGAAGAAATCGACCAGCCGGGCGAGCCAGCCGGTCGGCGCGTCGGGCGCAGGATCGATGACCGGCGGCCTCGGCAGCGGCGACCGCCGCAGCAGCGCCAGCGCCTCATCCTCGGTCAGTCGGCGGATCGGCCGCGAGAAGTCCACGCGGCCCGTGCGATCCACGAACCAGACCGGGATCGTGCCACCGGAATAGCGGCCATGGCGGAACAGGTCGCGCTCGGACTCCCGGCGCGGAATGATCGAGGCCGGTCGCCGCCAGTTCAGAAACGCGTTGGCGGCTGCAACGCGATTTCCGGCATTGAGATGTCGGGTCAGCGCGGCCTTGGCGATACCGCCAGTGTTGTAGTGGAAGCTGACCAGCGCATCGAACTCGTGCGGCGCCAGCGGCACCTTCACCGCGCGCATCACGGCGGCCTCGTAGCGCGCGAGGTCGGCCCGGAAGACCCGGAACGCCTCGCGGATCCCGGCGTCGAGATCGGCGGGCATGCCGCGCGGCATGGTGGCGGGATCGGGCGGCCCGGCGGCGGCGGTGTGGCCGATGCCGAAGGTCCAGACCTGTTTCACATCGAGATAGGGTCCGGGCACGATTCCCTCGTGCCGGACGAGGGCCAGCAGGCCCCGGTCGGTCATGTGCATGAGATTACCGGAGAAGCGAGAGGATCAGGATCAGCGCCGCGACGGCGAGGCCTACCGCCAGGCGGTGGCGCAAGGCCTGCCGGGGATCGGTGGGTTCGCAGCGGAGGGAGCGCGCGAGGCGGAGAAGTTCATTCATCGCCGCCGCCTTCGTTGGCGCGGCGTAGCCGGGCGAGCAGCATCTCGATGAAGGCCGGCCCGAAGACCCCGACGAGATACGCCGCCGAGCCCGCCGCTCCGCCCGCAGGGATCGCCTCGGGCGCAAGGCTGAGCCAGGCGGTGATCACGGCCATGGAGAGGCTCCCCATCCCGGCCGCGATCAGCCCTCCGAGCAGGATGTGCCGCAGCGCATCGCGCAGCCGCATCTTCGTGGTCAGTGCGTTCGTGGCGCCGCCGAGCGCGCCCCAGGCGGCGAGGATCACCGCGGTCGAGGCCGCGAGCTCGCGCAGCACGGCGGCGACGAAGCTGCCGGTGTCGTTCATCGGCGCAGTTCCAGCAGCGGGATGGAGGTGATCGAGCCGAGCCGCTCGAGGTCGAGCGTCACGTCGAGCGCATCGGTGTCGAAGCGGACCGGCACGTCGAATTCGAAGCCCGCGCCGATCGCGACGCCCGAGCCCGGCGCGGCGCTGAAGGTGACAAGGCCGGTCGTGTTGTCGACCGACCAGCCGGAGAGCTGCTCGACCCCGGCGAGCGCGATGCGCACGGTTCCGGTCACCGGCTTGGCGATGGCGCGCGTCCAGGATTGCGCGCCTGAGGCGTAGCGCTTGACCAGCTGGAAGGCGGTCATTGCACTGTCGCCGATGCCGATCGGCTGGTCGGTCGGCGACGGCGTGCCCGAGGGCAGACAGGACTTGTGGTCGCCCCAGTCCTTGAATCGGAAGCCATGGAGCCGCCCGTTCCGCGCCTCGAAGAAGGCGACCACCGCCGCCAGATCGTCCGCGCGGCGGATGCCGTACGCGACGTCGTAGCGGCGGCGGCTGTTCGCCCAGCTGGCATTCCTCTCCTCGTCGCCCGAGGCGAGCTCGACAATCTGGGTACGCCGCTCCGGCCCGCCCCGCGCGCCGCGACTGATGTTGTCGGGAAACCGGACCTCGTGAAACGCCATCACATGCCCCTCCGCCCGAGCGACACGGCGCGGGCGATGTCGGCCGCGACCTGTGTGCGGGACTGCCGGAAGCTCTCGGCGTCGCGGGCCATGATCGTGACGTTGACCCCGCCGCCCGCGCCGTAGCTCTGCGCCTCGCGACGCGAGAGCACCCGCTCGCCCCGCTGCAGGATCGCAGGCACCTCGTCATGGCGCAGCCCCGCCATGCCGCCTGAATGCATCCGGGGCGCAGCGGCGAAGGCCATGGCGGGCACCATGCGTGAGGGCCCGGCCGATCCGACCATCCCGCCCGCATGCAAGACGTTGGCGAAGATGCCGCCCGCGCCGGCAAACACGCCGGAGAGCGCGTTGGCGATCGGCCCGAGGATGAACCGCCGCGCCGCGAGCTGGGCGAGATCGGCCAGCAGCGAGGTGACGAGGTCGCGGAAGTTCAGTTTGCCGGTCTTCACGAACTCGCCCACCGCGTTCTCGGCGGACTGGAAGGCGCCGACGAGGCTCTGGCCGATGTCGCCACCGATGTCGCGGGCCCTACTGGCGTAATCCGACAGCGCCGCAGTGACCGCCCGCCAGCCGGTGACGGCCGCGTCGGTCGCGGGCTCCGCTACCGCAGCAGCAGCTCCGGCCACCGCGCCTGCACCCGTCGCGGCGCGCCCGGCATCGCCGAGCGCCGTCTCCAGGCGCTCGGCCGCTCCGGTGGCCTCGGTCAGCGCATCCGCGCTGGCCTCATCGGTGCCGCGCACCGCGTCGCGCAGAGAGCCGCGCGTGCAGAGCGGCGAGGACGGTTTCGCGAGTTGTGGGCATGTTTCCCAAACCATTTGTAAAGGCCCAGAAGCCGCTACCTGGCTGCAAGTCGGTCAAGCGCTTGACTTATGCGCCGCCGAAACTGTTCGGGGGTCTCTTGGGCCGCAATTTGCGGAACTTCTTGGGTTGTCAGAAGATCCGTGCAGGGCGGCTCCATGAAACCAGAGAAGGTCCGAAACGCTTCGTTCTCTAGAACGGCTGACTGCACGAGAGATATGCGCAGAAGTTGGTGACGCATGATCAGGCGGCAGCTTGAAGTTGGCGGACACCGTCGCGGAACTCAACCCCGCTGATGACCTCCGGCAGGCGGTTTCGACCGTCGAGTTTGC